AGTGGATCGAGGTCCGGCCCAGTGGCAGGTGATACAGTGATGTCAGAACCGAATGCTCGCGCATTCAATCCTTTTCACTTATTGTATCTGTCTCCCTACGAACCGAGATTCGTTGAGGGGGGCCCGAATTCAATCTTCGCTTTTCGGAGGTTGAAATATTGGGTTAGTTACGACGGATCGTATAAGTTGGAAAGCAACTCAAGAAATCATGTGAGGAGATTTCTTAAAACCTATGCAAATTTCAATACATACTGTATAGAAAGCATAGTTCGTGCTTCGCGCTCTCAAATTGAGAGACTTGAAGTCATAATCCACGGAATTATGGCGGGGATTCACTTAGCTGGTTTCAGACTAAGGGTTTCCTCAATTCGTCGATTAATCACTCGAATATACCGAAAGGTAATTTCAGATCGATTTGAAGTGAATTACATCGGGAAAGAATGGAAAGAATTTTCCAACTTTCTATTCGTAAAAGCATCCGGTCTCGAAACGTTAGAGGATCCAGTTTTGAACCCTCGTAACATGTTCAGATCGCTTTATGTGCAGATTTGCTCAGCTTATTCGAGCATGGGCAAGTCCTTTCCTCTTGACCCTTTAGACAAAGGGTCTGTTGAAAAGTTAGCACAAATTTGTCAAACCCGGTTCCTACCATCGGCAGGAGCCTACGGGATTAAAAGTTCTATCAAAAAGTTTATTTCAACAACTAGTTCAGTTTTTGAAATTGATAGACTTACAAGTCAAACTATATATGGTGCTGCCAGTATGGTAGCCGACCATATCTGCAGATTGAATGGGTCCGTTTGGCCCTATTCAGCTGGTCATATCTCTCTCGCCAGTTCTGGCGATATTGATATACCGTCTGCAAAAGGTGGCAGAGCTGCCAAGATTCATGAGGATGTTAGCACTCTGTTGGAGTCAGTTCCGACAGAGAACAAAATCATGAATCTGCCTTTTGATCTACAGTTAAAAGATATCGCTGGTGTACCACGTTGGAGAACGTGGTGCAGGCCAAATCCAGTGATCGCACCCCCGAACGCCAAGTTCGGTGAGGTTGTCTCCTCGTACGGGGAGGGCTTCATCCTTCTTGATCGAAGATGGGGTTGCGATGAGGCACTTGGGTCTCAAATCTTTGCTATAGCATTATTAAAGGCTAAGGAATGGGGAATTTTCAATGAGGAGTTCGAACTGAACCCTGAATTTCCACCAATTCCATCTCGTGTAATCATTTGCCCGGAAACGGGACTGAAAGCTCGGACTGTCACCATCACCAAGTGGTGGTCGATAGTCCTACAGCAACCGCTAGGTCACTTCCTACGGGAAACGCTCTCAGTTCACCCATTCGCTAAAGATGGGTTGACTAATGATGATCAAGCAAGACAGTACATCAAACGCCTAGGGAATCTTAGGTATTCTGATGACTGGTCTAGTTATTCTCTTTTGTCTTCAGACTTGGCTGAAGCAACGGATGCTATCCCACACAAAACTGCATATGCATTGTTGGGCCCGTTATTAGAGAAAGCTAGATTGATCGGAGGTCTCAGGTATGTTCCCCAGCGCTGGGAGGATTTTATAGAAAATCCTGAGGAGGTTGCCTCTGGAGGCGCCCCTAGAACTGCCCGTAGATTTATTCCGAACAAAATAGAAGGTAGTCCTTTTGATAATGGTTACGCCAAATTAGCTTTGCTAATAGGCTGTTCCCCTAGGCAATTCACCTATGGGACATCCACATGGATCTCAAATAGAGGAATCATGATGGGTGAACCCTTAGCAAAAGGTATTCTTACACTTCTGAATCTCGCAGCCGAAGAACTCGCTTTTCACGACTATTGTGTCGAATCGCGGGTGCCCGCAATGGGCGGTTGGTCTGGGATTCACAAGGATATAGAGAGATTCCCAATCTTTGTTGTACCTTGGCGCTGTGCCGTGGTCGTTGGTGACGATCACGCTGCCTACGGCCCTGATGCTTACTTAAGTAAGATCACCAAGAATCACAAAGCATGGGGAAGCATTTTATCAACGGACAAGCACGGTCGTGGCAGTATTGTCAGACTGTGTGAGGAGGTTATTATCAAACCACACAAACGTATGGTTTCTTCAGCCTACCCTCATGCCCTCTGTTACGAGGATTCACTTGTCATTGATTCAATCAAACTCAGACTTTTGGTTCTGTGTCATCGCACACGCGATCCAGATCAAGATTCCAACCCTGCCATAGGGAAAGGAATCGCCATGTCTGAGAAGTTATCTTATCTTACCTCGCCCCGCCGAACCCGTGAGTGGAAACTCCGGGTAGTGCGTGTGTTTGTTCACAACTATTGGAAGAAATTACCAACAGGAGCGAACTTACATCATATGTACCTTCCAAAAGCCTTGGGAGGACTAGGGCTTGGTATAGATCTTGATGACATACGAAACCATGTAGAGCAGTCCGGGTATTTCACTCGAGCTGTACTTTACGTGGTCTCGAATCAGGAAAAGATTGGAGACACAGCAATTAGAAAGATGAAGCATATGCTTACCTCTCTTAATTCGGTCCAGAGAGCCTCTCACGGCCACTCGTTCCCTTCAATCTTAACCGATATGATCACTGAAATGGACTGGGGACCAGCATGTGAAGTGCTGGATATCCCGGCCCCCCGTGTCGTTAAGATACGGGATAATCCTTCCTACTATTCTGGTAGGCGGATTCATACTTCGGTGATAAGAGAAAATGGCTTTCAATGTGAAAAAGAAGTTTTAAAGGCCCTCGCACGAGGGGCTGCTTTTAACGAAATTTTCACGAAGAACGCCGAAATTGTGTCATATCGTCCTGCACCAATACTGGCCAGGATGAATGCCGTACTAGCATTCGTTGATGAACAAATGTGCATCAGTGATTTTGACACTGCATCGCTGCAGCCTCTTAAGTCGAACCCTTTCGAGCTTCACGTTCCAGAAAACCTGGACGAGTTGATCGATCGGTTCACAATCGACCAAGAGATTGCGCTTACCTTCGATGGGATCCCACCGATGGAAGTAGATGCAATACAGCTTGATGAATCCGTCCCTTTCAACGAAGGTGACGTGATGTCATTCAAGCAATGCCGATTGGAGAAAACTTTCTACGAGATGGTTGAGAAGGGACTTCCGTCACTTCGACTACCGCGTCTCATGGAAACTACTCGAACTACCCCAAAAACTTGGGGCTGCTATAACCATGTGAGGTCTCTTTACGCAAAGACGACCTGGTTTAAGCTAGTAGAGTAGGTCGCTCATTTGAACGACAATCTCCCGCTCTTTAACGACCATCGGATTGGTCGCTGAATATTCATCGTGCTCACAGATACTCGCCACTATAGAGTGGAGTTCTATGTGTAGATGCACAATGGACTACCTGAGGAACCTCAGGATGTCCATCATGTCTGACATCACAACGTCATCAGTCACTCG